TGCATCTCAGGATTTGATTGTGCTAATTGTAATTGAGATTGAGCAAGCGTTACTCTTTGTGCCATAGAGAAAATGTTTGGATCTGAAACAGGTATTACATCTACTCTCTCATCAAAGTCTGTTTTTTTGATTGACTGCTCTCCACCTGAAACCATATAAGGATAGTTCTCTGGTAGATAATCAGCAAATACTTTTGCTAGTAATTTAAATTCTGTTTTTTGTGCATAGTGTAATCTCTTGTGAATAGCGGACATAACTTTCATGCCACGCTCTAAGATAGCCATGGTTGTTCCTACAGGCTGTTGTTGACTTCCTGCATTTTCACCCATCATCATATCTGCAACACCTGCAAATCTTCTACCTGCGTCTACAACAAAACCTAATAATTGAAATAACGTTGCACTAGGTTCTTTGTATGGTAAGGGCATAAGTGACTCACGTAAATTACCGCCTGGTGCATCTACATCTCTCCATTCGCCAGGATTGATTGCTTCATCATCATCCCTAATTCGTAGACCTCTAGCTTTGAAACCAGCAGGTAAGTTAGATAGTGTTCCTGCATCTACTAATTGACGTAGAGCTGCTGTAGCTGTTCTTGATAAACCACCTAGCATGTGAATAAGACCGAAGCCATAGAATCCTAGACCTGGCAGAAACTTGAAGTGTGTAAAGTATTCTTTTTTCTTTCTAGAAGCATCTCCTTGATTCCAGTTTCTGTAGATAGATAGAATTTCTCCAGAGTCCTCGTCAAGAGTTACAATGTAAGGCAACATGATTCCTGTTTTCTTATTGTCAACTCCCATGTCCTCAAAACCAGGTAAATCTAAATCAACATGCATTTCTAGAATATTGTGTTCCTCTTCTGCAAAAGAAATTTGTTCTACACCTGATAACTCATCTTGTTTTTCTTTTATTTCAGAAGGATTTGCTGTGCTTGGTGATATATCTATATCTCTATAAAATCCTGATACTTGATTTTTTCTTAAATCATTGTGCTTCATTTTAACAATGTGAGTAATTCTGCCACAAGATTCTAAATCAGTAATAAAATATGGAACTACTAAATCTTCTGCGGGTACAAATTTAGATACCGCTCTTTCAAGAGTTCCATCGTAGTAAACTTTTTTAAATGCAGATCCTGCTAGAGGTAAGTGAAATAATAACTGATCAAGCTCTGGATCAAACTCTTGCATCTCACAAGTAATTTGATAATTCATAAATGCTTTAATTCGTTCTGCTTGTTGCTCCACCTCAAGACTAGGTGCTCCCATTATTTCTGTTCTAACAGGTCCACCTGGTGGTAGTAATTCTTTGTAAGCTTGTGCTTGAAACTGGGTTACCGCTTCTGCAAGTAGAGGATGAGTAACACCTGCAGCTCCTGCAAAAGGTTTAGATCTCTCTTCGTATTTAAATCCTAATAAATCGAGTCCGTCTTTGTAAGTCTTTTCCCAATCAGATCTAGAATTTTTATCATCTTCAAAATTTTTTTGTAAGTCAGAAGATAATTTTTCTAGCATATCCTCTTCCATAAACTCTGCTATGTTCGAAAAATAGTCTCCTTCAGATTGTTTTTGTGACGGATCAAAGTCAAGAGTGACTCCTCCATCTTGTTCCTCAATTATCTCATAACCTTTACTTGTATTCTCAGGTTCAGGTAATTGTATTTCTTCTCCTACACCTTCAACTTCAAGTGCATTATTTGCATTGGGAGATATATCTATCGCTGTATTTTGTATTCGTTTTTCTACCATCTACTGGCTCCTATAGGCGACAGTAACTCATTAACAGAAACTATCGGTGTGTATAATATACTTTTTTTCACAAGACCTCCATCTTTTTTATACGCTTTATATGGGAACAACATATCAGGTGTCAATTCAATCAGGAAAGTATCTACACCCTCTCCTGCCATACCAAACGAAACTTTTCCCACTTCCACTTTAGAGCTTTTTGCGTTTGCTATTTTATTTAAACTTTCTTCTACATTACCTGTAAAGTGTGTTCCAGTATGATCATTTAAGTTTGGACCACCGTATTGCATATCATAAGCAACCATTTTACCGCTTCTATCAATACTGTCTGGAGGTAACTCTACGCCTTGTCCTCCTCTGTATGCTTTAACTGCCTTATTGGGTGCTACACCATAATGAGAAGGTGCATCTTTATTTATTTGTAATGCTCCGTTTTGGTCAAAATAAAATCTTTTCTTAGCTGCATTATATATATCGTTTTTAATAATAGCATCTACCCAATCTTTTTGATCCTTGAAAGGAATATTAGGAAATAATTCTCTTGAATCTATTTTATCGATCGCAGCATTTATTGTAGCTAATGCTTGATCTCTTTTTGTTGCGGCCTCTCCTAGCTGTTTAAAACTTTCTTTAGTTAAATCATCAATTTCCATTTTAGATATACTTTCAAATATCTGATCACTATAAAACAATTGATCTAATGATTTTTGTAACTGTGCATAAGTTGCAGGCATGGGTCTAAAAACATTTTCTAGTTTTTTATAAAGTAGTTCTAATCCCTCGTTTCTTCCTATCTGTTGATTTTTTGTTCGATTTAAAAGTTTTCTAATCTCTTGCTTAATATTTGATTTTAGAGAAGCTGCTTTTTGTAAAAAATCAGATTGTATTTCATCTGCTACATTAACAATAATATCTCTATTATTTAATTTAGCTGTACGATTACTGCCTAATGACCAACCTATAACATATGGTTCTCCATCTAATTTATTTCCTTGCGCCATAAAATCATCGCTAGTTCTAACTTCACGCATACTTCTATGACCTTCATATCTTCTTACATCAGAAGGTAGAGAACCTATATCTCCTCTAATATCTTTAGAGTCTAGCCACAATACTCTTTCTGTTCTCGAACCACCAATATAATCATCCTGTCTTCCAGAGTTACCGTACTTTAAGTTACCCGCTTCATCGCTATATGATACTGTTTGAATATAATTAGAAGGAGATGTATCTACTAATTCTTTTATTTCTGCAAAAGTTATTTTCTCATCGTTTGTAAACTTTCCTGTCTCTCTGTTAAAACCACCTTTTTTATTTAGATACGATCTAACATAAGAGTCATACAGTTCACCTTCTTTGATGCCTTTAGACCTAAACCAATCGTGCCAGTCTTTAGCTGACATAGAAACATTTTGTGCTGTAACATTTGTTCCTTTAATTGTTAAATTACCTGTGTCGGTGTTTATTACAGAATTTAAATCGGAGTAAAATAATTTGTTATTACCAGAACCAATAGCATTCTCTGGAACTATCGTAGAGACAAGTGATGTTCCTGGTTTTGTTGTTTTAGATTTTTTTACTTTGATAGGTACTTCTATTTCTTTGACAGTAAATTGTTTACCTTCTAAGTCACCTAGCTTTAATGCTTTTTGTTGTGCATCATCTATACTTTTACTCTGATAAACCTTCTGACCATTTTCATCAAATATATTATACCGCTTCTCTAGGATCGGTGCTTCAGGTGCAGGTAATTGTTTTACGGTTTCTGTTTTCTTTACAAGCTTTGGTGTGTCACCTAATAAAAAATTTTTAGGTAGAGGTAATGCTTCTGCTTGAGGAATTATAAAGTTACTAACTGCTGAAGCAGCTTTTGATAAAAACGATTGCTCTTCTTGTTCTGTTTCCACTTCTCCTCCTTGATTAAATGCTTTTGGTAGGTTGCTTTTGTTTAAATAATCTTCAGGAGATATATTGTTTTCAATAGCGTATTTTATAGTATCTTCCAATCGTTCTGCCGCTCTTTCTGCTTTTTCTATAACATCTACTTTAGTAGTGTCTGCAACACCAAATGTAAAATTACTTTTTGCACCCCCTTTACCTTCTCTATAAGGAACAATTGTTTTAATATTTCTATCTTTAAACATAGTATCAATAAATTTTGTTGCATCCGCTACAAATTCATATTGATTATTAAATTTAGTAATATCAGGATTGTACCCATATTCTGATAAGACTTCTATCAAGTTTTCATTAATAGGTTTGTCAGCAGTTCTTTCTCCTTTATGTATCTTAACGGGCATTTTTTCAAATTTTGTTTTTTTAGTTTTATTTTTAATTATATCTACAAAATTATTGAGATAAGGGTCTAATCTATATTGTAATTTATTGTAGATCTGTAGAGAAGGTGATATCAATTCAACTTCTGCTCCTGCTCCTACAAACCTTCCAGTTCTTGCTAATCTACCTGCACCTTCTCTTCTTGTTACAAAAAGAGGTATATCATGTGCTTTGTCAAATTGTAAAAGAGTTACGTTCAAATTTCCATCTTCGTTAAGTAAATAAGGTTTGTATTCAGGTATTTGAAAAAGTTCTTCTAATTTTTTTCTTCCCAAGGAATTAGCTTTGTTTCTATCTAATTCTAATTTTGCATACTTTTGAAAAGAATCGATGTCTTCATCTCCCATGTATTTTTTTATAAATTCATCTGTGGTTAATTTTTCATTGCCTGTAGTTCCTTTTATACTTCTGTACTTGTCGTACATGTAATTTTGAAAAAGACCAAAAGGTGTAACGTCTTCTTTAATTCCTGCTTCTCTTCTTAAATTATTTATTTGCTCAAAGTAATTTGTTTCAAATCCATCCTTGAGTCCTTGGTCTATTTGTAAAAATAATTCATTAAGTTCTTTTTTCTTTGTAAAAATTTCCGCACTTTCTTTGATAAATAAATTTTTAGCTGCATTGCCTGTTCCAGTTGTTGGATCAAAAGTTACTATTTTTTTGGTTAATTCTTTAAGATCAGGATTTTTTTTCAAAAAAGATTCAAAGCCAGTTTGTGTATATCCCAATGCTTCGCCTAAATCTTTTTGAAATTCAAAATCTTTTCCCTTTTTTCTAAAGTTATTTATGGCTTCTTTTACTTCATCATACTTTTCAGGTCCGAGTTTGTATCTGCCCGTTTTTGCATTATTTTGAAGTTGTGTAATTTTATTTTGATCTATTCCTAAAAAAGGACCATAACGATCCTTTTTAAAAGAAGATGTAACCCAAGGATTTATTTTACCATCATAAGTTAATAGATTATTAAGCTTATTATCTCTAGCGAGACCTGTTAAAGTGCTAGTAAGTTTTTCTTTAGGAGTGTTGTTAATTATTTCTACTAATTTAAATAAGTCATTCTTCTGGGCTTCTGAAAGAAAACCTTTATTTCCACTAAGACCAAAATACACTTCTGGAGATAATCCTTCTTTATTTCTACCTAATCTAGCTTTGATAATTGTATCAGATGTTTTTTCTAGCTCACCCGTCTCTTCAGCTTGTTTTAGAAGTTTTTTAGCTTCCCTTATTTTACCCGCACGAAATGCTTTTACAGCCAGGCGTAGTGGTCCGGTGACCACGGTTGATATTCCTAGTGTCGCTAAGTCAACTGTATCGACAATACCAAAGAGATAATTGACTAAATCATTTCCACGTAAGTCACTTACTCTGACTTCACCCCTTGCTACTTTGTTATGAATAGCTGCGGTATCGTTAAAAAAGAATCCTCTAAGTTGAGTGAATCTATCTCCTAATGTTAAAGGATCAAAATTTGTATTTGCTCTAATTTCATCATACAATTTTTTTAATTCAGGTTGTCTTTGTTGAGGTATTAATTTATTTATTTCGTCTATACGATTTTCATAATCTTTAAGTGTTTGCTGATTTGCTTTATCTTGTTCCCTTAGACGTGCTCTTTCTTCCTCTGATATATCTGCAATATTTAAAACACCTGTAGTAACACCTGATTTTGCAAAAGACGAAGATACTTCTTCTACTACTTTTTCTAATATATTAGGTTCTTTTGGTGTTGTAAGAAAAGCAGGTAGTTGATTAATACCTTCAGCACTATTATCAAAGAAAGGTTTTATTGAACTATTTTTATCTGGTCTTGCCATTAGTAATATTCTCGTTGAAGCCTAGGTACGGGATCATCCACATAGTCATCCTTCAAGCGTAAGAAATTACCTTGTCTAAAACGCATTACGGCCTGTGTCATGCTATCCACCAAGTCATCATGATCTCCATAGGGGAATGCTGCACATTCCTCGATTACATCCTCCGACCACCTTGTGTCGGGTGTCCATATCATACCACTTTCAAACAACGGTGCAACCGAATTAACACGGACGTGTTTATCTTGTCCTCTACTAGGAGTATAATTGACAACAGGGACTCCTATCTGTCGTAACTCGTGTGTTAGGGGTAGGCCCGATGCTTTCGCTTCCACGATCACTGTTTCGGGTTCCCAATACTTATATTCTTTGAAGGCTATCTTTTTTAATTCAGGAAAGTCCCACCGACCTCGTTTCGCATCTAAAAGAATCAAATGTGCTGTATTGTTAGCCTTGGGATAAAACACACCCCATGTGGTAATAGCAGAATAGTCAGCCGTCTCTCGTTTACTGAACGCTGTATCGTAGCTTTGTATTATATGGTGGAGATCAGGTATATCTTTCTCTTCCCACATTTGCCACCACTCTCGTTTGATAATACTACCCTCTTGTGATACGGGAGCCTGTTGCCATTGTGCATTCCACTTAGTAGCGGACAGCGAGGCTTTGACGGACTCTAACTCTTCTAGCTTCCAGAATCCTGGCCAAACGGGTTTGTTGCTGGGCATGATCGCAGGAAACTCTACTACCTCCCATTGATCTGCTTTGAGTTCTCCTTGCTTCTTCATCAGCTTTCCTGTTAAGTCTTTCACGGACCAACGGGTCATAACAATCACAATTGCACCTCCTGGCTGTAAACGCTGACGAGGACCAGAGGTATACCACTCATATGCTGAATCGAGAGCCGTGTCGCTCATAGCGTCTTGCTCGGAATGGGGATCGTCAATAATTAATAAATCAGCACCACGACCAGTAACCGCACCTCCTGTACCAGCAGCGAAGTATTCTCCTCCTTGAGCCGTTTCCCAACGACCAGCTGCCATACTATCGGGTTGTAATTCAGTTTTAAAAATTTTTTTATACTCTTGCGTTTCCATCAAGTTCCTGACTTTACGTCCAAAGCGAATAGCGAGTTCTCCTGTGTGAGTGGTTTGCATTATCTTTGCTTTAGGTTTTTGGCCCACGAACCACGCAGGGAAGAGAAAGGACGCAAACTCAGACTTAGTGTGTCTAGGTGGCATGTTAATGATTAATCTTTTTAATTTTCCAGATGCAATATCTTCAAATTTTTTTGCAATAATTTTATGGTGTGCACCTTCTTTGAACTCTGGCCAAACA